GTCATGCCCTTGGACGACTTTCCGGCGTCTAGCTCGGCCTCCTTCTTCAGCGCCCATGCTTGGACCTCTCGCTTTGTCTCGGCGACGAAACTTGCGCGCACGCCGTGGCGCTGGACCTCTGCCCGCCAACCTGTGCGGTATTTTCGGATGTAAGCCACTGTGCGGGATTCCTGTGCGAACGGTGTGCGGGGAGCTACTCGCGCAGCATCATCGCATAACCGTAGCGCACAGTGGAGAGCATCCATCAGCCGTACACTGTTTCCCTAGGTGGTTGCCGCACCACGGCAGCAACCTCAAGGTTTCATGCGGCCTGCAGTCGCTTTTGCGGGATTTGGGCGGGTTTCCTGTGAATGAACGCGCGCACTTCAGTCCGCAGCCAGAGCCGATTCCGGGGGGTGGAGGTTGGCGCCTCGGCGGGGAAGCCTGCCAGTTTGACCAGCACATCCCTGGCATGCCGGGTGGAGCAGCGGTTCATGGCCGCGATGTCCTCAAGGGTCATTAGATCGGTCATGTGGCGATTCCCTTCTTCAGCCGGTAGTTCTTGGCCTCGCTCTCGAATGCCCGCTCGCGCCAGTACGCCACGGCGGTATTGATCTCGTCGTCGATGTACGGCGGCTTTTCCTTCTGGAACTCATCTTCCGACAGCAGTTTCACGGTCAGGTCATAGCCCTCGCCGTCGCTGGCGAAAGCGTCTACGACCGTCGCCTCCCCTGCATCAAGGGCGCGAGCGATGGTTTCCGCCAGGGCTTGCAGCCCCTCGCGAGTGCCCGAGATCACCGCGTCGAAGTGGTTGCAGGGCTGACCGGCGACATGGATCAGCGCAAAAGTTTCGGGGTCAGCCATCGCAATACTCCTTCCCCGTACGCAGCCAGCACACGGGCTTCTGGTCGTCCAGCCGCTTCACCAGCCCGCGCTTCTCCAAGACCATCAGCCAGCTTCTAACCGCGCCCGACTGTTGATGGACGTTCGATCCGAAGCGGGGCACGCGTTCGGCGATGTCCTTGGTAGTAAAGGCTCCAGGGCCGTCGCCGAGGGCTTCGAATACTTCGCGATAAGGGTCAGCCATTTCCGCCTCCACGTTCCTGATGCACACGCATGGTCTCGGCTAGCACCTGCTCGTATAGGGCGCGTGGTAGAACTGCGCGCGCTTGGTACATGAACTGCCGTTCGAACTCGACGCCAGTATCCTTGTGGGCCTGCTGGCGCTCGTACTTTGCGGCTGCGCCCAACTCCATTTGGAGGCTCTGCAGCAGGCGCCCCTTGTTCTTCGATGCCGCTTCTGCGCGTCGAAGCCAGTCTCGGTCTCCGAATTCCCGTGTGGCCGCAGCCAAGCGTTTGGCGTTCGTAATCTGGTCATCGATCTTGGCCTTGTCGTACAGCGCGTTCTCAAGGTCACGTCGAATCTGTTCCGATGGCCGGTGTGGTGCGACCTCATGCATTGGGAAGCCTCTTGATACGGTTGAGTTCTCGAATAGCGATGCGACCGGCGATGGCCTCGGCTTCCGCCATGAAGTCGGCGACCGTCTCGCGCACGGGCTGACTGTGGAATACCGATAGCTCCGAAGCCGTCTTCTGCAGGAATGCGACTTCCTCCGGAGTGTCAAGGTGCGCGTAGTAGCCCAGCTCGATCACCGTACAGCCCAAGACCTCGGCGATGTGGTGCGCCGTCTGCGCCGTGGGTCTGCGCCCGCCCAGAATTGCGGCGATGGTGGCTGGGCTCAACCCCGTCAAGTGGGCGAGCTTTTGCCGCGGCATATTCATGGACAGCAGCTTCGCGCGCAGGGCTTTGCTGAAGGCGTTTTCATTCCTCATGGGGCTCCTTCCTGATTGCTGTGCGCAGATGGGCGCGGAGAGGCTTGCTGTCGTCTTGGAGCATGCCTGGGGGCCAGCCGGTGGTCATGGTGCGATCTCCATCTGAACGGGTGGCGCAGGCCTGAACAACTCTGGCTGACGCTCCGCCTTTCGGATTCGCTCCACTGCCCCATCAAAGTGCGCTGAGTCCAATTCCACGCCATCAATGGCGAAGCCTCGGCGTATGGCCGCGACCGCGCTTGATCCGCTGCCAAGGTGAGTATCGAGAATCTTCTGGCCAGGAGTCGCGTAGTTGTCCAGCAACCACTCGTAAAGTGCTACCGGCTTCTGGGTTGGATGGATACGTGGCTCATTCAGCGCCTTGTTTCCGCCGTACTGGCCTTGGTGCATTCCGTTCCACACGTAGCGGAACACCCTTACAGCGCAGTCCATCGAACAGTAGGCAAGCTCGGCATCAGCGAAGGTGCTGTCGCCGTTGACCTTGTCCCAGACTATCCAACCTGGGGAATTCGCGGCGAAGCGGTCTGCAAAATGGTTCGCGCCCCAGATGATCTGATGGCGGCTAACCCGGCGCAGTTCGGCGAAGTACTGCGTTTCTGGTACTGCCCAGACACTGATGTTGTCGTAGTGTTTCGCGCGCTGGACACCCAGGCTGGAATAGCCCTTTCCGTAGTAGCCACTCTTGTTCGGGCCGTCAAAGTATGGCGGGTCAACAATGGCAAGGTCGTAGGCGTGATCCGGGCAGGCCCGCAGGAAATCAATGCAGTCGCCGTGATAGAGCCTTGCGTCGCCGATGATGACCGGGCTCACGTCCCCACCCCCTCACGTCCATCTACTCTGACCGACTCGCTGTAGCGTCCGGGGCACCCGCCGCCGGTGTAGTCGAATCCCTTGCAGCCGTTGTCGGCGTGCGTGCAAGGGTTGCCGCAAGCGGCGCTCATGGGGATCACCTTGCGGCCCTTGGCCTTTTCGGTGGTGAGGAACGCCAGCGCTTCGGGCGCGGTCAGCGGCGTTCCATCATCCTTCTGGAAGATGTTGTAGTCGCGCGGGTAGCGGTTGTTGCGCATGAAGCCTTCGACGTTCATGCACAGGCTGTAGGTGCGGGCGCGGGTGTCAGTCATGGCTTGCCTACCTGTGCAGCACCAGCCCCGATAGACATGGCGGCGAGCTTTTCTTTGTATTTAGCGGCATCCTCGGCAAGCGCGCGCTCAAAGCACCGCTCACCCTCCTTCTCCAGTCGCCCCAGCCAGTAGCGCAGCACCTGAGCCGAGTAGATTGAGCGCAGTTCAAGCCCGAGCTTGTACGCGCGCTTCCACGCACGGTGAGCGGCCCAGCCAAGAGCGACCGATGCGATGAGCAGCCCAGCGGCGACCATCAGCGACCGGCCAATCCACACGGCGAAATAGTCAATGTCGTTCATTGCGGCTCCTTCGGTTGTTCCTGCGCTACCGATCCCCCGAGAGCCGCCCGCAGATCGTGCATGAGGTCGGCGGTGGGACCGTGCATGCGCCATTCCCATTGCGGGCTGTTCCAGCGGTCCAGCACTGCTTGCGCGGCTGCGTGCAGGGTCGGCGCTTCTGGCTCTACCTGGACAGCCGGGGCTGCTTGCTGGGAGGCAAGGGCGGCTTGGAGTTCAGCGACCACGCCACGGCCGAGGCGGCAGTCCTCGCCGGTCAGCAGCATGTCGCACTCGCCCTGACGGACGAGCATATCCAGCGCGGTCATGGCGCGCATCATCAGTTCGCGGTCAGTTGCCATTGGGGCTCTCCTTGCTGGTGGCGCCCGAATCTCGCCCCGTCCAGTCAGTGGCAAAGTGAAGCTCCGCACGCTTGACCCATCGCTGGAACGTGGCTGCTAGGCACTCCTTCTCGTATGGGTCGCCGAATGAGCGATACCACACCCTGCCATCGCCGACATCCGTCACTTTGCGGACGATAAATCCGTAGTTGGTCAAAAAGGCCCACTCGTCTCCGATGCGAACCTCGATTGCGCGGCGCTTCATTGGCCTTCTCCCTTGCTGGTGGCGGCATCCCCTTGGGGGCGTGCGGCGAGCATTGCGCGGTAGATTGATGTCGCGAGTTCGTCGGGTGCATCGTCCGGCGCGTCGTACCAGTCGATCTTGCCCGCAGTTGCTTCTCCACCTCGGTACTTCATTTCCTCGGTCGGCTCCAGCGGCACCATCACCATGCCCGGCTCCGCTGATCCAGAGGCTTCCAGATGTTGGCGGGCGTATTCGTGCATCTGGTCGGCGGTGTAGCGTGGCGTCGTTCCTCGCCCATCGTCGCCCATGTTGAATGGAAACTCAGCTTTCGGCAGCGGCAGCAGTTCGATTGATGAGGCCATGGTGTCAGCCCTCCTTCGGTTGATTCAGGGAGAGGTTGTTGACCTCGCAGAACTTGTGGATGCCGCGAACAACACTGGCCGCGTGGCCGTTGAATTGGTCTTCGCCAAGCTCGCCGATGGTCAGCATCCTCACGGCCTTCACGTCCTGCTGCGGGAGGGGTGGGGCGGCGGCGAGAGTGGCGCGCATGTTCCGAACGAACGCCTCTGCAAGTAGCGAAGTCACAGCGTGCCCCTTGTTTAGCACCGTGACGAACTCCGCGAATTCTTCGAACGCGGCAAGCCACGCCTCGGGAACGGCGCTCGCCTCCACCTGAGGCGCCCCGGCGGCGTCCTTCGCAGGCGTCAGCACGTCTGCATGCTTGACCCATGGGCCATCAGCGTGCGCCTCAAAGTAGCCTTCATGCGGAGTGCAGTCCACCCAGCGCCACCGTTGCAATTTGGCGGGCAGTACCAGGCTCGGCTCCACCGGAGCGGCGGCGAGAGGGTCTTTTGCGTTTTCCATGGGGTCAGTCCTTCAAGATCACAACGGCCATGCCACCCTGGGTTGGAAAGTTGCTGCGCTGGATGTCCAGCGTGATCAGGTACTCGACCGTGAGCGAAGGGTCGTGCAACTGAGGCCGACGATCCTCAACAACGAGCGGCAAATGGCCGGGGATGGCGGACAAAAGTTCGATGGCTTCTCGGACGTTCACGATGCCACCCCCTTGACGCCATCAGTGGAAGCCTCAGGAAAGGCGGGGGCAGTGGGCAAGGGCATCCAGAACTGCGGGGCTCTTATGTAGCCGCCAGAGTCGCGCCAACGGCCTTTGCCGCGCTGCGTGTAGCCATAGTTGCCGATGTAGATGTGCCCACCCAGCGCGGTGCAAAGCAGCATCTTGGCGCTGTGCGGTTTGAACCACTCCGCCTTTTTAAACGGCTCGATCTGCGCGCTCTCAATCGGCCTCCACACCGTGGCTGGTACTGCATGCACTGCATGGGTGAAGAGGGGGTGCCAGTAGCGTTCATCTTTCTTGTCCCAGGAGAACTGTCCGGTTGATGGAATGGCCCATGCCACCGGCTTTGCGTCTGCCAGCTGGCGGAGAAACACTGCCAGCGCAGCGGCATCGTCTGGTGCAGGGTAGCCCTTGCCCTGGGCGTACTTGTCCAGCCAGCCAGCCAGTCTCAGCATTTCATCTGCATCAATCGTCGTCATGTTCTTCCTTGGTATGGTGAGCGGCCTGTTTTGCCCGGTAACAGGGGCACCCTTTCGAGATGGGACTTTTGCTGCTCCGCCCGAAACTTCAGGCGGTGGCCGGCTCCAGCGAGGCTTCCAGGCGCTCGATCAGCGCACGGACCATGCGGGGGTAGTCCGACTCGCGGTAGAGCTTTGCGGCCTTGTCGGTGGCGACGGGCTCGAAGCCCAGGGCGCGCAGGTTCTCGGCGGTGAGCGATGCGAAGGGGGCGATGCGCTCGTTCACCTGGCCCAAGCGGATGCGGACGCCGGTGTCTGCTGGCGGCGCGGCCGGACGGGGTGCTGGGGCTTGCGAGACAACCGCAGGCGCTGCGACAGGCGCGGGCGCGGGGGTTGGGGCAGGCTTTTCCGCTTCGGCGGCTGCAGCGGCCTCCTGCGCGACCCTGGCGCGGGCCTTCGCTTCCTCTTCAGCCTGGATCTTGGCGCGCTGGTCTTCCATCCGCTTTTGCTCAGCTGCCAGGCGGTGCGCGATCTGCGCGGCGCAGTCCTCGGGCGCTTTCAACACCAGGGCGGCGATGTCGGCGAACAAGCCGGGTTGCCCGGCTTCCGCAATGGCGGTCATGTTGACCTGGATGCGGTCCGCGATCTCGTTGGCTGCTATCTTGGCGCGGGCCAGTTCGGACGCGACAGCGTCCTCCATGGCTTCCAGATTGCGCTTGCCCTTGATGACGCCGCCGAAGTCAGCCGGCACCTGGGGCATGAAGGGCTTGCCCAGGCGGGTGTTCAGGGCGGCGATGTGGTCGCGCAATGCAGCGATACCGCCTGCGACGATTTCGCCGCGGCGGCGCTCCTTTTCGCTGGTCAGGAGCTTCTCGGCCAGCAGGCGGTTGTCGCGCACCAGCTTGAGCAGAGTGTCCTTGCGGCGGATGGCGTTATCGATGCTCAGAATCTGCGCCAGCATCTGGCCTTCAGCGTTAATGAGCGCCGATTCCGCGCCCTTCATGGCTTTGATCTGCAGGTCCAGGTCGGCGAAGTCCTGGTCTGTGGTGGGCTTGCGGATCAGCCGATGCTCCAGGAAGTCGGTCAGCGCGACCTCGAAGGCGGCGAAGTTCTCGCGCAGGGTGATTTCGCCCGTGACGGTCACGGTGACGGACGGCAGGGCTTCGACAGGGTTGGCGACCGGCGCGAGCGCGACAGGAGCGGGCGGCACGTAGGCTGCCAGGTCTTCTGCAAGCTGCGCCCAGCCCGCCATGATTTCCGCCCGGAGGCGCACATCGCTTTCATACCAGCAATGCCGCGAGTCAACCAGATCGGCGCCATCCCACTGCGAGGCCATGAACAGCACACGCTGCGCACCCGACACCATCAGTTGCTGCTCCATCTGCACGCGATAGTGCTTCGGCAGATGGACAGCAGCGAAGTCGCCGACGATCAGCGCGGCCAGGTCCTTGTTCAGACCCTTGTGTTCGAAGGCTGTTGACTCGTCCATTGTCAGGCCGTCGAAGGAGGCCGACAGCCGGCCTTCGCTGCCTGTCACCGGGTACAGCGATTCGCCGATGATCTTCGCGGCCAGCGGTCGGCACAGGCGCTCGAAGCGGTGTCCATCATCGAATCGACGCTGGGTGGCGGCATCGACTTCCGGCGTGACCCCGGTGAAAAGCCGGTGCAGTAGCTGGGTGCGAGTCTGGAAGGGGCAGCACCCCAGCATTGCCGGCGCGTCGCTGGCGTTGAAGTGGGCGGCGCGGTGCGCGTGCCATTCGGGCGACCCCTGGGCCAGTTCATGCGTTTGCATCGCTGGCTCCTTCGGTGGCTTGCTGCACCGGCACGGCCTTGACCAGCGCGCGGATGGTTTCGATCTGCGCTTCGGTGGGCGCGGCGACGGTCAGGACGGTGGCAAGCACGCCTGCGGCGTCCTTCTTGCCGCTGTCGATCACCCGTTGCCAAATGACAAGGTTTCGCGCGAATTCCTCATCGGTGTAGGGTGGGAGTGTGGTTTCCTGGGTGACATGCTCCGGCGCGCCGTCGTCGCCCTTGCGGGTCAGGTGGTCGCGCAGCGCGGCGTCCATGTCCTCCAGATCCTGGCTGAACATGTCGCCGCAGGCCGTGACGTTGATCGTCATGGCGATCTTGGCCCGCTTGTTCGCCATCTTCAGGATGGTGTTTGCCAGGTCAGCCGGTTCCGTGCGAACCTGGAAGGTGCTGTAGTGCTCCCTCTTCTGCTTGTTGTAGCCGGACTTCTTGCGGCGCAGGTTGGCGGGGGTCTCGTTGTATTCCGGCTCCCACGCCTTGCGCCACTTGTATTTCTCTTCTCCGCTGGACGCCTCGCCCATGCCCGTGCCCAGCACCACACCGGACATCTGGTGAGTGCCGATGCAGGTCACGCGGTAGCGCACCGTATCCGCCGTGGACAAGTCTTCGACCTGGTACGAGTCGGCGACCCGGAATGCCATGCACAAGACTTCGGCGCCTTGCTTCAGCAGCGTGGGCTTGTCCGTGCCGGGGATGACGCCGTAGTGAATGTCTTTCTTCATCACAGCCTGCATGACCTCCTGCACGGCGCTGACGTGGGCGATGACCTCGGATACCGCCATGCGGCCTCCGGTTTGCGCAAGGGCGCGGTTCTCTACAGTGGTGATGGCGTTCATGGGTTCCTCAGCGGTTGAAGTAGGTGACGAGCAGTCCAGCGACAAGCAGGACCACCGGGATTGCGGCGAGCAGCGCGCGACGGCCGCGCATGGAGGCGGGGAGAGCCTGCGGGAAGGTCATCCACTGATAGCCACAATCAATGCAGTAGTGCGCGATGAAGTCCTCGCCCATGAGGCGGGTCGTAGCTTCGTGTGTGCAGGGGCTGACTCGGGGCCGTGGCTCATGCTCCAAATCCACGACATGCGCGCCCTTGGTGGCTGGCGTCGTCTTGGTGCTACTGACAAACAGGCAGGGGGCGCCAGCGCATGCATGCGGGGACGGGCAGGGCTGCTTGCCCTGGGCGCAGCGGTTGCGGATGCAGGGCATCACTTCGCCCCCGCGGTCAGCCAGGCGCCGTGCTTGTTGCGGCAGCGGTGTTCGCCGTTGGGCCGCTGGTCGGCAACAGCCTCGCCGTGCATGCGACGGCACTGCAGGTCGTCGTCGCTCAAGCTGTCACGGACGGCCTTGGCGGCTACCGTGTGCGGGTCACTGGCTTCGTCGATGTTGTGCACGGCGCCGACGGCCAGGACGATGAACAGCGACACGATCCAGATGAATGTGCGCTGGCTCATTGGAACCAACCCTCCACCGTCTGCCGCTGCTGCATCTGCAGGTTCAGGGCGTGTTCATCAGCGCGGCGCAGCTTGGCATCGTGCAGGCGCGCCAAGGCTTCGTCCATGTCGGCCTGGGTCAGTTCGTCTGGGCCGTGACCATGGCAGCTTGCGCAGCCGTTGAAGCGGTCGGCGTCGGCCTGCTGGGTGGGGGTCTGGACGGCGCTCATGCTGCGCCCCGCAGAGCAAGGGCGGCACGTTCAGCCTCGACCCTACTGCAGTAGGGCCTGCCGACCTGGCCGCGCGACTTCTCGCGTGCCGCCTTCACCGCGTCAGCCACGTACCAGTACGCCGGGCTGAGGCTGCGAACGACGAACCGAAATCCGCCTCCTGCCACCTTGGTATCTCCCATGGCCTGCGCCTGGGCTTGCGTGAGGGGGGTCACAGCTGGGCCTCGATCAGGTTCGCAATGGTCTTGAAGCGCCCGCCTTCATCGTTCACTTCGGACAGATTGCTGCACACGTCTTCCATTCGAATGTCCGGGTTGGCATCGCGCAGCCGTGCCCAACGAACAACAGCTTCCGGAAGCACGAGATCTGCGCCCAAATAAACATCCTTGGAATTTTGGGTAGCGGCGATCTTCGGATGCGCTTGCGCGTGCAGATTGCACAGCACACCCAGGCAACAAAAACGGTCACCGTCGCGGAGCCGGTGTCTGCCCTGCTTGTACTCACCACTGCGAAGCGCAGCAACCCACTGCGCTTTGATTTCAGGATTCATCCCGGCCATTTCTTCGCTCCTGTAAGTTGTTCCACCGCCCTCAATCCACCTGGCTTTGCCGCTCACTCCCCGGATCGGTGGGAGTTCGTGCCTTGGGTGGGGCGTGGAATAAATGTAGCACTGCTTTATAGACATGTCAATAGCACTGCTACAGGTATTTGCGAGCGGGCACAAAAAAGCCCGCTCCAAGGGCGGGCCATGTGCTGCAGGCCTTGTCGGCCTTTGAGAATTAGTCTTTCTTGGTGCCAGCTTTGCCGGTGTAGGGGTTTGTGTTCCCCTCTTGGCTCCAGTTGTTCGACTTGGTTTTGTCGGGATTTGTGGCGCGGCTGGGCGCCACGTAAGTGCCGTCTTTCTTCACGTATCCCTTAACGGAGTGGCTGCCTTTGGCGATCACCGGCATGGCAACAGCGCAAGCGACAATGAGTATTATGACTTTCATTCTGTCTCCTGAAACAGCCGCAGTCCGTGCGGCGCGGTACTGCTATCTTGCGGCGGGAGACCCTGAACTAGTTAGTCCAATAGCAAACCCCGCGTAATACCAAAATCCCGTGTTTGGGCGCCCAATGATCTGTATGGAATCCAAGAACGATATGCCGATCAGGCTAAGCAGCCATGAAAGCACGTTCACGAATACAGCCAGTGGAAACACCAGGCCATGCCAAATACCCCATAAAAAGCCGTATGGATCCGCGACTGCTTCGGACGTGAAGTGCTGTGCGCAGCCGCTCACCAGAGCGATGACCACAGCACTCAGCACCATGCGCATATTAGTCCTTCCGGAATCCCTGGATTGCCCAGCGTATAGCGACATA